TTTATCACACCAACCGGAGCTTCGTTCGAAAATATCTAATCAAACGGGGGGAGAAATCCCCCCTTTTTTGGTAATATATGAAAAGTGAATTTCGTGAAGGTTTTACAGATGAATCAACCCCCGATTTGAAATACTACGCATTCGATTGGGACGACAATATTGTGCACATGCCAACAGAAATTATCTTATTAGATGACAAAGGTAAAGAAGTAGGAATGGGAACCGAAGATTTTGCAAAGTATAGAACGATGGTAGGTAAAGAGGATTTCAATTACAAAGGTAAAACTATTGTAGATTTTGCTTCAGATGCCTTCAGAAATTTCAGAACAGAGGGTGACAAAAAGTTTATTACAGATTCTATGAGGGCGAAGTTAGGACCCGCTTTCGATGACTTTAGAGAAGCTATCAATAATGGTTCAATATTCTCCATCATAACTGCCCGTGGACACAACCCGAAGACAATTAAAGAGGCTATTTACAACTACATTGTTTCAGGTTTCGGAGGTATTGACAAAAATCAATTGGTTAAAAATCTAAGAAAGTATAGGTCTTTCGTAGGAGAAGATGAGATGGAAACTGATGATTTGATTAGGTCTTATTTAGCTATGAACAAATATTTCCCTGTAACATTTGGCGATGAGGGAGATGCAGTAAACCCTGAAGAAGCTAAGGTTGTTGCGATGCAAGAGTTCGTGGACTATATCAAGGGGATGGCCGCTTTACTCAATAAGAAAGCATATCTAAAAAAGGATTTAGGTAACAAATTTGTACCTACTAAAGCTATGATTGGATTTTCGGATGATGATATTAGAAATGTAGAAGTGATGAAGAAAGCTTTCAAAAATAAACCAGATGTAAAAACATATTCTACAGCTGGAGGAAAAAAGAAGGAAGTGAAATAACAGTATCATTTTCACTTCATGAAGTAAAGAGAAAAATTTTTATAGTATCCTATATTTATAACATATAAACACTGAAAACAAAAACTTAATAATATGGCTGATTTACTGATGAAAATGCCGATACCCTACGAACCGAAAAGGCAGAATCGATTTATCTTGAGATTTCCTTCTTCTTTGGGTATAAATGAATGGTTTGTTGAGTCTGCAGCTAGACCATCAATCAAAATTGCATCAAAAGAAATTGAATTCCTTAATACTTCTACATACGTAGCAGGTAGATTCGTGTGGGATGAAATCCAAGTTAAATTTAGAGACCCAATTGGTCCTTCAGCCGCTCAGGCTCTTATGGAGTGGGTTCGTTTACACGCAGAATCTGTGACAGGTCGTATGGGTTACGCAGCGGGTTACAAAAAAGACATCGACCTCGAAATGTTGGACCCAACAGGAGTTGTGGTAGAAAAATGGATTCTCTATGGAACATTCTTAACATCTGTTAATTTTGGTTCTTTGGCGTACAACACAGACAACTTGGCTGACATCACAGCAAGTTTGAGAATGGATAGATGTGTGTTAGTATACTAATACTCTTTATTAAAAATCAATACTTTTTATATTTAACCGTAAAGACATAAACTTTACGGTTATTTTTTTTATATGGAAGATAAAGCAAGAGAATACGGACAACAGATGTTGACACTACCCCATGATGTAGTGCCACTCCCCTCAAGAGGTAAATTTTATAAAAACAAAAAGCAATCAATCAAAGTTGGTTATCTCACAGCAGCAGATGAAAACATTTTGATGGGTAATACCGATGATGTTACAGGAGCGCTATTGAGAAACAAAATCTATGAACCAGATTTGAAGATTGAGGATTTATTAGATGGGGATGTTGAGGCGATACTTATTTTCCTGAGAAATACATCATTTGGTTCAGACTTACAGATGAGTCTGACTGACCCACAAACCAAAAAGAATTTTACAACAATAATTGATTTGGGTGAACTTGATATAAGACAACCAAAAGTTGAACCCAATGAAGATGGAACATTTACTACTACACTACCTAAATCAGAATCTACGGTAAAATTAAAATTACTAACATACGGGGAAACAGTTGAAATCCAAAGAACATTGGATTCTTATCCGAATGGAAGGATTCCTCCGAGGATAACACTCATACTATCTAAACAAATTGTTGAGGTAAATGGAACAACAGACAAAGGGGAAATAGCAAAATTTATCGAATCTATGCCAATCGCAGATTCGAAATATATTAGAAACTTTATTGCAGAAAATGAACCAAGATTGGATTTGAGAAAAGTTGTAATTACCCCATCAGGAGAAAGACTGACTGTTAATGTTAGTTTTGGGGTAGAATTTTTTCGTCCTTTCTTCTGATTATAGAAAAAACCAATTAGACGAGTTTTATTTTTTAAGTACTTTATTGAATGTGAGTTATTCGGATTTTATCAACATGCCAATATTCATGCGTAAATATCTATTGGACAAATGGATAGAAATCAATCAACCAAAAAATTGATTGGAACCTATTTATAGAAAAAACTAAATGTTTTTCCAAGGAACAACAGACCAATCAGCACAAGAAGCGGCAGCAAACGCCGCGAGCCAAACCTATACCAAATTTGCTGCCATTCAACAGGAGTTTAAGGAAATTCTCAGTACTCTAACAAGTGTAAATGGGGTATTAGGTTCAGTCACGAAAGCTTTTGAAGAATTAGGGTTAGAAGCGGAAGAACTCAACAAAAACTTTCTTCAAGGTAGACAAAGGCTCGAGGAGATGATGTCTGTCATCAATGAGTCAGCACCTGGAGTCATAAAGTTAGGTGGAGGATACAGTGACATTCGGAAAACAATTGCAGAAATTGCTGCAGGAACAAGAACACAAACAATTGCAACCCAAGAACAAGTAGAAGAATTATTTGCAGCATCTAAAGTTTTGGGAACAGGTGTCAAAGACATTGTAGATTCATTTGACAGGGTTGGATTTAGCTATGATAAAATAGCGGAAAATCTATCGGAATCTATTGTTTACGTACAAAACGTAGGTCAAAATGCTAGAGCCGTTATGAAAGATGTTCTTTCAAACACAGACCAACTTTCAAGATTTACTTTCGAAAATGGTGTTAAGGGTCTTACAAAAATGGCGGCACAGGCTTCGATGATGAGGTTTGATATGGGTAAAACATTCCAATTCGCAGAAAATGTTTTGGACCCGGATAAAGCGGTGGAGGTTGCTTCTGCATTCCAAAGACTTGGAGTGTCCGTAGGAAACCTCACAGACCCATTCTCTCTGATGAACCAATCTATTACAGACCCTTCTGGTTTACAAACATCGTTAATTAATATTACCAAACAATTTACATATTTCGATAATGAGGCAAAACAATTCAGAATAAATCCACAGGGTATCTTAACCCTGAGAGAGTTGGCTCCAACAATTGGGATGAGTGCAGAGGAATTGAGAAAAACAGCATTAGCCGCCGCTGATATGGACTCTAAACTTGCTAAGATTAACACAAGAGGTTTTAATCTTAATGTTTCAGAGGAAGATAAAATGCTTGTTGCAAATATTGCAACGATGGGTAAAGAGGGTGAGTATGAAGTAAAAATAAGAGATGAACAAGGAAATGAATATGTGAAAAAACTAACAGAACTTCAAGAAACAGATTTTCAACAATTATTAGAGCAACAAAAACAAGCCCCAAAATCAATACAAGAAATACAACAAAAACAATTGAATACTGCAGAAACGATGCTCGCAGAACTTAGAGGTATTCAACAAACGATGAAAACAGCTTTTTTTGGACTACCAGGAATGGTACAAAACGTCGCTCAAGGATTGAATCTTACAAGGGACGTATCAAAAGTTTTAGACAATACTCTTAAGAGCACAGGATTCCAAACAACAATGGAAAATTACAAACAAAAAATAGAGACTGTACAAGGTAGAACGGATTTGAGCCCGAAAAAGAAACAAGAAGAAATAAACAAACTATACGAAAGTTTCAAAACAGATGCAACAAATACAGCTAAATTAGCATTGGATAACTCAGGAACAATGTTAAAATCCACACTTCAACAACAAGACCAACAAGTAAAAAAACTTACTGAGGGTGTTATGGGTTATTTCGAAAAACTTTTGGGAGGAGAAGAGGGAAAAAAATTAATGAAAACTAGACAAAAAGCTGGTACACTCAATACACCTCAAGCTGGTGGAATTGATTATAACATTCTCTCAACAAACGCCGCAAATCCTAATGCATCAGCAACCCTTACGGGAGCCTTATCAGTGGGAGGTAAAGGAAATGTTGTTATGAACAATCCAGTTTTCCAAAACACATATTCACCAACGGTACAGCCAACACTAGGAGGAATTTCTACACCACAAGATTTTATTGATTTACTTAACAAAGGTGGAGTTCAA